TACATTGATCCATACAGTGCTAATAACACTGCATCTCAATACTTTGTTGTTGGTTATAAAGGAACTTCTCCTTATGACGCTGGTATGTTCTATTGTCCATATGTTCCACTACAAATGGTGAGAGCAGTTGGTCAAGACACTTTCCAACCGAAAATCGGTTTCAAAACTAGATACGGCTTACAAGCAAATCCTTTTGCTGAAGCTGGAGCTACTGATGCTGCTGTTATTAACGGTGCTGGTTCTGCTAACTCAAACAGATACTACAGAAGAGTTAAAGTTACAAACTTAATGTAATAATTAAGTTTACTAATTAGAAAGGGGCTTCGGCCCCTTTCTTTTTGTCTAAAGTAAAAGGGGTATAAAAGGGTATGAGTATTAAATTTGTTAAGTGTGCCAGATGTACAGAAACATTTCCTTATAGAAGTAATAAAAATTATTGTTCACGTAGATGTAAAGGTAAAGCTAGAATAAGAAGACAACATCCTTATAGAAATTTAAAGAAAGATTATTGCGAAGAATGTGGTCTTAAACCTAAACATCATGTACAGTTAGATATTGACCACATAGATGGTGACCATAAAAATAATAATTCAAACAATTTAAAAACATTATGTGCTAACTGTCACAGATTAAAAACTTATATTAATAGAGAAGGCCCCTGGAAAAATTCAAAAATGGTTGAAGACATAATTTAACCTAAATAATACTATGAAGAAAATACTAACTCAATACTTATGGATATTCTTAACCGTATTTACACTGGCGGTTATATCTATTTCAATGTTATCAAAAGAAAAAAATCCTTTAGAAGAACTAGAAGAAAAGATTAAAAAAGTAGAACAAAAAGAAATTGTTTTAACTGAAAATGAGAAGAAATTAGAACAAAAATCTAATGAAAAAGACTGGGAAGAAGTAGATAAAAACTCTACTAAATAGTATTATGACAACCAATAACTCATTATCACGTCAACCAACAGCACAAGATTACGCTTCACCTACACAGTTTAAATTTAGTATTCTTAAACTTCCTAAAGTAGAATATTTTTGTACTAGTGTTAATATACCAGGAATTACTTTAGGTGGTAATATAACTCAACAAACACCTTTTAAAGATATACCTTTACCTGGTGATAAGTTAACTTATGAACCTTTAAGAATGTCTTTTTTAGTAGATGAAAATTTAGAAAACTTCCAAGAAATACATGGTTGGTTAATTGGCTTAGGTTTTCCACGTGACTATTCAGAATTTCAAAATTTAGTTTCAGCTGGTAATGATAGATTTCCAGCTAAAAATCAATCTGTTAGTACAGAGATTGGTAAAGTAAAATATGGTACAGCTAATGTGGGTGGTACATATTCAGACGCTACACTTACAATACTTACAAGTAAAAATAATCCTCAATTAGAAGTAAGATTTAAAAATCTATTTCCTACTTCATTGACAGGACTAGACTACAATCAACAAGCAACAGATGTTGAATACTTAACAGCAACTGTTAATTTTGAGTATGAAATATATGACTTCGCTACTGTAGGTTCATCTACATCTAGCGTTACAACCTCGTAAAAACTTTACTTTTTAAAGCTTTTATGTTATTATGGAGATATTATGGATTTGGAAAAACTACAAGAACAAGCCGATACAGACTTAAAAATAAATGATACTGAACTAGATTTAGAATCATTAAAAACACCACAACTACACAACCAATACTTAAAACATTTAACAAAGTATAAGTTAATGTTAAGTCGTGCTGAAACGGAATATAGTGTATTGAAAAAAGACAAGTGGGAATACTATACAGGAAAAGCAGACGCCGCCGTATATGCTTTGAAACCTTTTGATCTAAAAATATTAAGAACTGATATAGATAAGTATTTAGATTCAGACGAAGAGTTGCAAAAACAAAAACAAAAAGTTGATTATCTTTCCACAACAGTTGACTTTTTAGATAAAACAATTAGACAAATAGGCAATAGAGGGTTTACAATTAAAAATGCTATTGACTGGAGAAAGTTTACATCTGGAGCAATTTAATGTTTTTGAACAATGACAACAATACGATACCTCATCATAGATAAACCAGACGAAGTCTATTTAAAAATAGAAGCTGATGCTGATATTAGACGAGAACTTGGAGAGTACTTTACGTTTGAAGTACCAGGTTTTAAGTTTATGCCTCAATATAGAAGTAGAGTTTGGGATGGAAAAATAAGATTATTCAGTTATGCTACAGGCCAAATTTATGCTGGTCTATACCCTTACATATTAAAGTGGTGTGAAGATAATAATGTACAGGTTGTTAATGGTACAAAGATTAAACAAACAAAAGTAGATGAAAAGAAAGTAGATGATCTAATTAAAGCCTTAAAGATACCTAATATAGAAGTTAGAGATTATCAAAGAGAGGCATTTATACACTCTATTAGAACTGATAGATGTTTACTTCTATCACCAACTGCCTCAGGTAAGTCTTTAATTATATATCTAATGATGATATTTAATCTATTAAGACTAAAAGATACCAAACAACACAAGATACTTATTATTGTTCCGACCACTTCACTAGTAGAACAACTGTTTAAAGATTTTAAAGATTATGGTTACAATAGTGAAAGAAATGTACATAGAATCTATCAAGGACATGAGAAAGAAACAAACAAAAGATTAATAATTACAACTTGGCAATCAATATACAATCTACCTAAAACATGGTTTAAAGATTTTGGTATGGTTATAGGTGATGAAGCACACTTATTTAAAGCAGTTTCATTAACAAAGATTATGACCAAACTGATTAAATGTAAATATAGAATAGGTCTTACAGGTACTTTAGATGGTACTAAAACACATAAACTTGTATTAGAAGGACTGTTTGGAACAGTCAACAAGGTAATATCAACAAGTGAGTTACAAAACAGTGGTAAGTTGGCCGCTTTAAAAATTATGTGTCTAGTTTTAAAACATGATAAAGAAGCTTGTCAACTTTTAAAAGGCAAAGACTACCAAGAAGAAATGAACTATCTTGTTTCGAATGATAAGAGAAACAAATATATAAGAAATTTGGCATTATCTTTAAATGGTAATACGTTATTATTATTTCAATACGTTGAGAAACATGGTAAGATACTAAAAGAGTTAATCGAGGACAAAGCACAGAATAGAAAAATATTCTATATTCATGGAGGAGTAGAAGCGGATGAAAGAGAACAAGTTAGAACTATTACTGAAAAAAGTGAAGGAGCCATTATTGTTGCTAGTTACGGCACTTTTTCAACCGGAATTAATATTAGGAATCTTCATAATATTATTTTTAGTAGTCCTAGTAAATCTCGTATAAGAAATTTACAATCAATAGGTAGAGGCTTGAGATTAAAAGATGATAACTCGGCAGCCACACTCTATGATATCTCGGATGACCTGACCTATAATGATAAAGAGAATTACACCTTGGCTCACTTTAGAGAACGGATAAATATATACAATGAAGAAGACTTTGAATATGAAATCCATAACGTGGAGTTAAAATAGATATGTCAAAAAATCAAACAGATGTTAAGGTAATAAAACTTGATAATGGTGACGATATTGTTTGTGCCTTTCCTAAAGAACAATTAAAAGATTCAACTGGTTTAATTAGATTGATTAAACCTTTACTAATTAAATATGTGCCTCAATTAACACCACAAGGTTTCAGAGATTATGTGGCTCTTATTAAATGGGCGGCCTACACCAATGATGAGGTTATAACTATCCCAATAAAAAAGATAATGACAATTACAAATGCCAGTTCCGAGATGGAAAAAACATTCAATCATATGTCTAATGATTATCAGAAACTTGAAGCTCCTAGAAAAGACAATGACTATAAAAGAACAATGTTTAACCAAAGAGATAATGATAAAGTAAATGAAGTACTTGATGAGTTTATAGATGATGTGGATGATGGAAATAATACTCTACACTAAGCTGGAGTATCTCCAACTGAATACGCTACACCGCTCATTATATTACAAATTCAACTAAAAGTCAATGCTGATTTAAACTTAAATAATCTTTGAATGGCCATTGACAAATAATACTTATTATGTTATATTAATACTATGAAATCAAAAAAGAAAACGGAACATTACGTTAACAATAAAGAATTTTTAGAGGCCATGAAGGCCTACAAAAAAGAAGTAGAAAAAGCAGAAAAACAAAAAGCAGAAAAACCAAGAGTAACTAATTATATTGGTGGTTGTTTTTTAAAGATAGCGAATCATTTATCATACAGACCTAATTTTATTAATTATACATTTAGAGATGATATGATTAGTGATGGTATAGAAAACTGTTTACAATATTTACACAATTTTAACCCAGCTAAATCAAGTAATCCTTTTGCTTACTTTACACAAATCATTTACTTTGCTTTTATAAGAAGAATACAAAAAGAAAAGAAACAGGTTACAATCAAACATAGATTAATCATGGATAATAACTATGATGATATGACATTACAACCTGGAGAAGATGGTGAATTTAAAAATCAATTTAGAGAGTTCTTACAAAAAAACTTGAAGATGGAAGAACCTGTAAAAAAGGATAAGATTAAAAAGAAGAAGAAAAAGAAAGCTAAAACTATATTAAAATTTTTTAATTAATTATGAAACTCGCTCTATTGAATGACACTCATTTTGGGTGTAGAAACGACTCACCTGCTTTTATGGAATATCAAAACAAATTCTATGATGAGGTCTTTTTTCCATATATAATAGAAAACAATATAACAACACTTGTACATCTTGGTGATGTTGTTGATAGAAGAAAGTTTATAAACCATAATACGGCACACAACTTTAGAGAAAAGTTTTGGCATAGACTAGCTGATTTAAAAATAGACACACATATTATTATCGGTAACCACGATACTTATTACAAGAATACAAACGAAGTAAATGCCATAGAAAATTTAAATATAGGACCAGGTGTTAAAATATACACACAGCCAAGAGAAGTAGAGTTTGATGGTACTAAAATACAA